TGTTCCTGCAACACCGCCACTTTGTGTTGTAACTTCACCGTATGCTGGCATGTCAGCTACGACACCAGATGTTACATCAACACCTGCTCCGATAGCATTTACCGCATCTCCTTGAGTCCAACTTTCAGTGAAACTGAATGCTGAGCCACTAGTGTTCATGTCATATGCACCAACATCAAGTGTTGCTGCTGCTGTTGCTGTTCCTGCAGTAAGTTTACCAAAATGATCATTCTCTGATGCCACCTTGATATTATTTCCCGAAACCGAATAGGTCGAACCAATTCTTGTTGCAGAAGTTGCTGCTGCGTCTACACTTAATTGTGTACTCGTTGTTAATCTATGAACCAAGTCTGCCTTGGCTGGTGCGAATGCTGCACCCGTCATCAAAAGCATAACGATAGGTAATAATTTTTTCATGCTCTCTGAGACAATATACCTATTTGCTATTTAGTTTAAAAAAAAGTGTATAAATAAACCAGAACAAATATTAATTAATTAGTTATTATGTCTGAACAACAAGAACATTTAAAAAACCTTTTAGCACAAAGGGATGGTTTGGTAAATGAAATAAATGACCTGAATGCTCAAGCCGCATCAAAAAGAGAATTGTTACTAAGAGCTGCGGGAGCAATCGAATATTTACAACAAATTGGAGTAAAACCAGAAGCAGAAGCAGCTCCAGAGACACCCCCAGTTGAAGGAGAGGTTGTAAACACAGAAGCTCCTATACCTGCTCCAACTGTTTCAACTAATTTTAATTAAAGGGTTGACAAATAATATAAACACTGTTATATTATAAATGTTGGACGCAACATAGGGAGTGACTGAATAAACTTACTGGCAATCGCTGGTTAAGGTGATGAGACACAGGTGGTGCTGCTACCGCAGGGTAGAACCGACCTACCAGTCGGGTCTCAGGCAAGGACGTTTTTACTACTGTAGTAATGCCCGTTCTTTGTTGGTATACAGGAATCCAACCTCCCCCTTTCTTTTTTACAAAATCATGAAAATATTTTTAGACACCGCAGACACCGAAATAATAAAAAAACACTTTGGTAGTGGTTTGATTGATGGTATTACAACTAATCCATCTCTTATCATGAAGAGTGGTAGAGATCCAGAAGAGGTGTATCAAGAACTCAAAGACTTGGGAATACCTGATATAAGTATGGAAGTTATGGGTGACTCTTCAAATATGATTGTTGAGGGTAGAAGACTAGCATCAAAGTTTGGTCAGTGTGCAACAATCAAGGTACCTTGCACATATGAAGGATTGATTGCATGCAGACAATTATCAAGAGAACTTATACGTGTGAACGTAACTCTTATATTTGATGTGGCACAAGCAATACTGGCAGCAAAAGCAGGTGCAACATACGTATCACCTTTTGTCGGTAGATTAGATGATAATTCAATTGCAGGTTTGAACTTAATAAAAGATATAGATGATGTATTCCGAGTACAAGCAGTTCATAAGACTAGAATACTATCAGCATCAATTAGATATGTAAATAGTGTATCTCAATCTTTTGCTCATGGTGCAGATATAGTTACAATGCCACCTACAGTATTTGAAAAAATGTATAATCATGTTCTTACTGATAAAGGATTACAAATATTTGATGAAGACTTCAAAAAAACACAAGAACTCATAAGCAAATGATTAAAATTTACACTACTTGTATTGTTGGTGCTATGGCATGGTGTACTGTTGCACAGGCAGACACCTTTTTTAATGCAGAAATAAATGGAGTATATCCCGAAGGAAAGTATGCAGTTGGAACTTTGGAACTTCAGTATGGATATAAAGATAATGATAATAAAAAGAGTTGGTATATCTCTGGTGGTCCTATCGCAACTGACACACCATTTACTGATGAGTTAGAATATACATTTGGTGGATTTCTAGGTGGTGCATATCGAATGAACGATAAAACTGCTGTGTATGGAGAGATATTTGGAGACACTAATGAGACTGTGATTGGGAAAACTGGATTTACTTATACATTCTGATATTCGTACAAAAAATTTTAATAATGATTTGTAAAATATATGATGATGTTTTTGATGCTGAGTATTTGTATGAAATTTTTGCGATACTTCAAGACAAATTACAGTATAGGTCTGATAATACAGCAAATAGAAATACATGGCCTTATGGAAAAACAGGCACACATAAATTATTTGGATCAAAAATATTTTTTAGACAATCGGTAAATAAAATAGTTTATGTAAACAATGAATATATTAACAAATTCTATGATTTGTTTTCGTTCATATGTAAATTAGAAAATTTAAATCCTGATCTTCAATACTTAGAAAGAATAGACGTAAATTTACAACATAGTGGATGTAATGGCACATTACATTTTGATGCAAATCAAGACGATACGACAGCAAAAACTTTTATGTTAATGGCTAATCCCATATGGGAAAAAGAATGGGGTGGATCTTTTCAAATTTACTCAGAAGACAAAACTAAAATGTTAGAAGAACATGATTACAAGTCAGGTAGAGTTATTATTTTTCCAGCTAATTTACCACATAGAGGATTAGGTGCAGAATTGAATTTTCCATATGCGTATAGATATTCGATAGTATTTGGTGTGAGAAATCTGTTTGTTTATGATTGAATACTAATAAATGTATCGCTTGACACAATCTTAACCTTGTGTTAAACTAAATACCATTACATAGAACAACGGGATCGAAAGATCGTGCCCCTGCGTAGAATGTAAAATTCTAGTCGAAAGAATTTCCATCCGCAGGTTTTTTATCGCTTGCGAGATACTTTTAAAAAACATGATCAAATCAACAATCGCTGCAGTAGCAGCAACCCCTTTCCTATTCGCAGGTGCAGCTTTTGCTGGTCCATACGTCAATTTGGAAGCAACAGGTTCTTATCCTGATGGAGCATACGCATCTGGTGGACTCGAAGGAGTAGTTGGATACGAAGGAGCAACAGAAAGCGGAATCGGATACTATGTGTCTGGTGGTCTTACAAGCACTCATACAGAAGCTGCTGATGAGTTCGGTGATGTAGAATTCATTGGATACGTTGGTGGTTCTTATGATAAGTTATACGGAGAAATCTCTGGTGTAACTACACCTGATGACGAAATTGACTGGTCTGCGAAGGCAGGTGTGAAGTTCACATTCTAATTAAGTATCGCACTGATACAGAGATCCCTATTTAGGGGTCTCTTTTTTTATGTCAAGATTTCTTAACAATAAATATTGTTACAGGAGGTTAAGACAAATGTTACATTTACTAGGAAAAGGACATGCGCCAGAATGGAACGAAGATAAACACGACATAGATGAGGTCTTTGCCCTTCTGTGTTACAGAGGAATACACTATGCGAAGTGGGTATTCGTAGGAGATATCTTTGGACAAAGTTGGAATTTGAGAAATCCAAGACAAGAAGGTTAAGAGAAGGTAAACGGTATACAAAGACCTCTACATAGTAGGGGTCTTTTTTATATAATGAATCTACTTAAACATCCGTTGTTTCAGATCAATATGATATTGGTTTGTTCTCTTGTGTTCATAGAGTTGTTACACGTTAATTATCACAGAACAGCACCACCTTGTCCTGTACAGCAAATAGAGATGGAAGATGATTGGTGATATATAGTTATGATATCGTAATAATTTGTGATGAATCGTAAAGCAAAATCAATATTAAAGATAGCAGTTCCAGTTGTCATTGTGATGCAACTAACTGCTATCCTTTTTTCATTAAATAAAGAGAAGGCACTTTCTTGTAAAGCAGTTGGTGATTACTTTGTGTGCAAACAAATAAAATTAAAGTGATGGAATCAATTAGAGTAAGATGTAGATCCTGTGGAAAGGAGGTATCAGCGCAAACTGGTAAAACTGCGAGTTGTGGATGTCCCAACATGGTAACAGTATCAGGAGATACTATATCTGCAAATGATATGTCTAAAGTCATCATGTTAAGTCCACGCAGAGAGGAGCAAGTAAGAAAGACTTTGTTTTCAAAAGAAGACTTAGAGTTCCAAGAATCAAGAAAAAGAAGAAAAATAAGGAAATTAGACTTTGAGGTCAGATAAATATTTGCTAAACCTGAATCTCATGTTATAATGCGTTTGTAATGGTTAACATTTAGAAACATACCATGATTAAAACTTTAATTACAGAGTTTCCTTTAACCGATGTTCCTGTAGAAAGGAGTGTCAGTCAGGAAAAAATCAAGAAGTACACCTATTCAAAAGCAGAAGTAGATGTTCTGATTGATGATGCAGTTGAAAGAGCAGTTGCAGAGGCAAGAAAGATTGATGAAGAGTCAATGGCAAAGCACAATCGTGATGCCACTGTCATCAGTATGATTCTTGGATTCACTACTCTTGCATTGTTTGTAGATGGGTTGTTAAGAATGTTAGGTATCATTCCACCGTTCATGCATCTTGATGTTAATATTTTAGATAAGATTGAGACTGATATTATAGATAGAGTAAAGCAAGTTCCTGTGCAAAAATTATTCCAACATGGTTTTAGATGAATGACATTTCTGTCCTAGTGTATTTTTTATTATTTGCGGTTGTTGTAGGGATGACTTTTGCATTTATGTATGTTATGATGAGAACTACAATTAACGAATTCAATAAACCTAGAAGTAATATTCATCCAGAAATGGAAGAAGTTAAATCAGGTGATGAGTTATTAGTCTTTACCATCAATGAAGATGATGAAGACGATGATGAAGGTAGTCTTACTATTGTTAGAAAATGAAACCAACAGAAAATTACGAACAACTCTTAGCACGTTTTACAAAGAGAGTTGCACAACTTGAAGCAGAACAAACAAAACTTGATGACTCATATGAGAAGTGGGTCAAACTAAATGATCAGTTAAACTATTTACAAGGATGTCTTGATACTGTACAATACTTAATGACAGGCAAACTACCTAATGATGGAAATCATGACGGTATGAAAAATCACCAACCTACAACTAATGATTAGTTTTTTATTCACAGCAGCAGGGTTTTTAAACCTAATGTTTTATATTTTTGCGATTGGTTTCGTAATCTCTTTGATACTAGAGCAATGGTTAAAGGCAAGACCTTTATCTGTTGACTCATCTATGAATGAGAGAAATATGTATATTGTACAGACAAACAGAAGATATTGTTGGAGACAGGCATGGATAGTAAACATTTATTGGTTTGCATGTAATGTAGGTTTGTATTTTATCTCAAGAAATATGCAATCACCTGTAGATACTTTTTGGAATGGTATGTAATGGATTTAAATGAAAGTAATGTAACTAAATCTTTATCTGAAATAGCTCCTTACATTGAAGCAGATGGGGGATTTGTAGAGTTTGTAGAGATAGAAGAAGAAACAAACTTTGTTAAAGTTAGATTAGGTGGTTCTTGTACAAGTTGTGCAATGAGTGCAATGACACTTAAACAAGGTATTGAAAGCAAAATAATGCAAGATATTCCTGATTGTAATGGTGTAATTCAAGTTTTGTAAATGATCTTGACATATATCAAAATTTTCTTTATAATATAAGTATCACTAATTTTATCATGATTGAAGTTTTACTACAAAATGAACCATACCGATACGTTCGAAAGGAAAAACTCCTAGAGAATGGTCAACCCGACTATCGTATTCAAAAGTGGGATAACCATAATGGATATAGGGATATGTATCTTTGTGATAACTATATGCAAATGCAAACTGCCATGGATGATTTTGAATATACTAAATGGTTAGATCCTGCAGGTGTTCCATGTTATGTAAAAGATGACTAAAGAAAAAAGACCTTGGGGATGGTATGAAGTGATTAATGAGGGGACAAGATACAAAGTTAAATGTATCGAAGTCTCCGCAGGATCTAGTTTGTCCTTACAAAGACATACTCATCGTGCAGAGCATTGGGTTGTTGTTGAGGGAACAGCTCTCATTCATATAGAAGGTAAAAAATCATTGATTATAGAAAACCAAAGTACGTATATTCCTGTTGGAGTTAAGCATCGACTGACAAATCCTGGTAAGATACCATTAAAAATTATAGAAGTTCAAAGTGGTTCTTATCTTGAAGAAGATGACATAGAAAGATTTGATGATGATTATGGGAGGGTAAATGAACAACAACATTAAGATAGGATTTCAATGTAGTTCTTTTGATCTATTTCACGCAGGTCATGTGACTATGCTTAAAATGGAAAAAGAATTGTGTGATTACTTAAAAGTAGCACTTCAAGTAGATCCAACTATAGATCGACCAGGTGTAAAGAATAAACCAACACAAAGTGTTTATGAAAGGTACGTACAATTACAAGCTTGTAAATATGTTGATGAGATACTTGTTTATGAGACAGAATTAGATTTGATTAATTTAATTAAAACACAAACATTTCATGTTAGATTTTTAAGTGAAGAGTATAAAGATAGAGACTTCACTGGCAAACAATATTGTATTGATAATGGGATTGAATTATTCTTCCATTTGAGAAGACATCAGTATTCATCTACTGAAATTAGAAATAGAGTTTACGAACTTGAGAAAATTAAAAGAGAGGAAAAGGTGGAGGAAGTTATTGAACAGTACTCTCCTAAACTTTTAAAAAAGTATATGAATGATGAAAGCAAAGGAAACTAAATTAAAAGATGCATATCTCATTACAACTCCTCGTTATGATGATGAGAGAGGATTTTTTATTGAGTCATTTAGTCTTAAGAAGTTTAGAGAAGTAACTGGTGCAGTTGATGATTTTGTACAGGATAATCATTCAAAGTCATCAAAAGGTGTTTTAAGAGGACTTCATTATCAAACCGAACATCCTCAAGGAAAATTAGTTAGATGCACTCAAGGATCAGTTTATGATGTTATAGTAGATCTTAGAAAAAGTTCACCTACTTTTGGTCAATCATATGGAGTTGAATTATCTCAGAATAATATCATGTTGTGGGTTCCTATAGGATTTGCACATTCATTTTATACACTAAGTGATTATGCTGAATTTGAATACAAATGTACTGACTATTATCACCCAGAGTCAATGGAAACTTTAATGTGGAATGATCCAGATTTAGATATTGAATGGTCATTTGATGGTGATCCTATTTTATCTGATAAAGATAAAATTGGTAAATCATTTAAGGATTGTTTTAAATATGAATAAACTTTCAGTTTATGGTGGCACTGGTTTTATTGGTGGCACTTTTTGTAATTTGTATTCTGATAATGTTTTAAAGATTCCTCGTGAGGAAAGAAAACCTTTATCAAAAAATATAATTTATTTTATTAGCACCACTACTAATAGTCATGTCTTTAAAGATTTACATATTGATGTAGATACTAATCTAACTGTGTTGATGGATGTATTGGAACATTGTAAAGATGAGAATCTTACTTTTAATTTTGTAAGCAGTGCATTTGTTTATGGAACAGATGTTATCGATGCAAAAGAGGATGATATTTGTGAACCAGGTGGTTTCTATTCTATTACTAAAAGATGTGCAGAACAACTACTTATATCATATTGTAAAACATTTAATATTAAGTATCGTATTTTAAGAATTGCTAATGTTTATGGTGATGATAAAACTGTTTCATCACAGAAGAATGTTCTTAAGTTTCTTATTAGTCTAATGAAAGAAGATAAACCAATTACCCTTTATGATGATGGTATGCAACTCAGAGATTATATGCATGTTAGTGATATATGTCGTGCTTTGAAACTTGTTATAGAAAAAGGTGAAAAGAATTCTATCTATAATATTGCAGCAGGAAATCCTTTACCTTTTAAAACGATTATGGAAATGGCAAAAAATTATTTGGGAAGTCAGAGTAAATTTAATTATATCGAATATCCTGAGTTTAATAAAGTTGCACAGGCATATAATTATTCTGTTAATATAGATAAGTTAACAAAACTAGGATTTAAACCATCTATCTCTTTTGATGAAGGGTTGCGATCTTTATGCATTTAATGTATAATACAAATTAAGGAAATGTTTTACTATGAGTGAATACAAAAAAACAGCATTAGTATTAGGTGCAGGTGGATTCATTGGAAGTCATATGGTCAAAAGACTTAGATCTGAAGGTTACTGGGTTAGAGGAGTAGATTTAAAATCACCTGAGTTTTCAAAAACAGAAGCACATGAATTTGTTCATGGTGATTTAAGAGATATTGGTTTTGTAAAAAGAGTTATAGGATTCAAAGGATATCAGGGAAACTTTTATAATAGTGTCCCTTATAGATTGATAGAATCTTTTGATGAGATATATCAGTTTGCTGCTGATATGGGTGGAGCAGGGTTTGTATTCAGTGGTGATAATGATGCAGATATAATGTATAACTCTGTAACAATTAATTCAAATCTTCTTGAGTGTCAACGTTTGATGAATTCAGATAAGAATGAAAGTAAAACAAAGATATTCTTTTCATCTTCTGCCTGTATGTACCCAGAACATAATCAACTTGATCCAAATAATCCAGACTGCCGTGAAGAATCTGCTTACCCTGCTGACCCTGACTCCGAATATGGATGGGAAAAACTCTTCTCAGAAAGACTATATCTCGCTTATAGTCGTAACTATAATATACCTGTGTATATTGCTCGTTACCATAACATTTTCGGTCCAGAAGGAACATGGGATGGAGGAAGAGAAAAGTCTCCAGCAGCAATCTGTCGCAAAGTAGCTGAACTCCCGAATGAGGGTGGAACTATCGAGGTGTGGGGAGATGGTTTACAAACTCGTTCCTTCTTGTTTATTGATGAATGCGTCGAAGCAACCTACAGATTAGTACAATCAGACTTCAGTGGTCCTGTGAATATTGGATCTGAAGAGATGGTAACAATTAACGACCTTGTTGATACTGCAGCAAAAGTTGCTGATAAAAATGTATCAAAAATATATGTTGATGGTCCTTTAGGAGTGCGTGGTCGTAATTCAAATAATGATTTAATACGTGAAAAATTAGATTGGGATTACTCGCAAACATTAGAGGAAGGTATTAATAAAACATATAACTGGATAGCACTACAGGTAGCAAAAAAAGAATTAACATCTCATCCTGATATTGATGACTTAATTAATCAAAGAGAAATAGAAAAACTTAATAGTAAAAAGAAATCAGAAAAAAATATTTTTGGAAAATTTTGGGATTGGATGGAGCAATAATAACATGATTAAACTTGTTATACTTGACGTTGATGGTGTGATGACTGATGGGAAAAAATACTATGACCGTGATGGTAATGTTGTTTTAAAAAATTTTTGTGATAAAGATTGGACTGCCATTAAACGTTTCCGTGCCATAGGTATTCCTGTTGTATTCTTAACAGGAGATCCCTTCAATGCAACTATATTGAAAAATAGAAACCTCCCCTATGTTGTTAATAGAGGTGATGGTTTTCATAGAGATAAAGTAAATTTTATTGATGATATTATTGAAGAGTATCAGTGTGAATTATCAGATGTAGTTTATCTTGGTGATGATTTATTTGATTATGGAATAATGGAAGTTGTAGGACATCCATATTCTATGGCAGACTCTCCTGCAATACTTCAAAATATTTCTGTGCCTCTTGTTTGTAAAGGTGGAGAGAATGCAATAATGCATCTCTTTGAAGATTTGGAAGAACTTGAAATTATTCCTAGAGTGCCATATGATATTGTCATGGATAAAATTTATGAACTTGATTTGAAGGAAAAATTTTAATGAAAGATATTTCTTTGTATGGACATCTAACTATTGACACAATACTAGATGGTAAATCTGAAAAGAAAACATTAGGATCTATTGGAAATGTTTGGAAGGCACTTATAGAATTAGATCCCTCTTTGAAGATAGGTCTTTCACCAATTGATATTGGTCAAGCTTTGATTTATATTGATCGTAATTCTTCTCAAAGATATTCTAAAGCCACATTAAATTTGCAACAAAATAAAGTTGCTATCCACACATCTAAGATACATCATTTAATTTATTTGAATGAGATGACTATAACAGATTTCATACCAACTCTTCATGGTGTGATAACTGCCGATGTATGTCCTGGTAAAAATTTAAATAGAGAAATACTAAAATATGTTGATTACTTATTCATATCAGACGAGGATGTAGATGATTTTTCATCATTAGTAGATGCAACAAAAGGATGGGTTATTTTACATCATCCCACTGGTAGTACTTTTTCAAATGGAGACCATGAATATTTTTGGAAATTACCAGAAGATAAAATTCTTGATAACGTAAATGTGTTAGGTGCTGGTGATATATTTGCTTCCTGTTTTCTTTATAAATTACTACAAGGGGGACAAGACATCAATCAGTTTATTGAATTTGCTCATTTAAAAACCTCTGAAATTATTCAACATTATTCAAAATGACACCAAACATTCTTGTTCCGATGGCAGGACTCGGAAGTAGATTTATCAAGGAAGGATTTAAAGTCCCGAAACAAATAATTAATATTAAAGATAAACATCTAATTGATATATCATTAGATTGTTTGAATTATAAAGATTGTAATTTAATATTTGTACTGAGAGATGAGCACGTATATAACCACCATATGGATGAACTTTTGATAAAGAAGTTTGGTAATGATATTAGCATTGTGGTTCTTGATAAACTTACGGATGGATCTGTATGTAGTTGTTTATTTGCTGAAGAATATATTAATAATGATGCTCCTCTAGTAATTCATACATTAGATATAGAATTTCGTCCAGTGTTTAATCCTCACGTAATGGAGACACTTGATGCTGATGGTTTGATACTTACATTTAAATCTAACTCTACGAATTACAGTTACGCTCAACTTGATAGAAATGGTAATGTAACTAAGACTGCAGAGAAGAAAGCCATAAGTCCTAATGCATGTGTTGGAATATATGGATTTAAAAAAGGATCTGATTTCTGTAAGTATGCTAAAGAAATGATTAGAAGAGATCTGAGAACCAAGAATGAATTTTATATTTCACCATTGTATAATGTTTTGATAGAAGATGGTAAAAAAATTGTAACTGAAGATGTGGATAAGATGCACATCTTTGGGACTCCTGATGAGTATCATTTTTATAAAGATAATGTGGTCCAAAAGATTGGAGATAAACCCATAGCACTTTGTTCTGATCACTCTGGATTTGATGCTAAAGAAACATTTAAGAAAATTCTAGATAATAATGATCTTGAGTATATTGATTTTGGAACTATTTTAAATAAAGATTGTGATTACAGAGATTACATAGCTCAAGCAGCTAAAGCAATACAGGAGAATGATTGTCACTTTGGATTTGGATTCTGTAGATCAGGACAAGGTGTAAATATATGTGCCAATAAGTATAAGGGAATTAGGTCTGCTTTAGTTTATGATGACTATGCAATGGAAATGTCTATTCGACATAACTGTGCTAATTTCTTTGCCATACCTTCTAAGAATATGAACCAAGAAACTCTTGAGTTGTATTTAAAAATATCTCGTGAAAATAGTTTTGATGGTGGCAGACATCAAATTAGAATACAGGAGTTAGAATGAAAAAATCAAACATAAAACATTTTAGGGGTGGTTGGTTTGTAGGAGATTTTGAACCATCTATTTTTAAGAATCCATTTTTTGAAGTTGGGCATCATTCACATAAAAAGAATGATCAAACTTTTCCACACTATCATCAAGTTACAAATGAATTAAATTATATTGTTCGTGGTGAGATGATGGTGGATAAACAACATTTGAAGGCAGGAGATATGTGGATATATGAACCTTGGGATATTTCTGATGTTGAGTTCTTGGAAGATACTGATCTCATGATAATAAGGTGGCCATCAATACCTTCTGACAAATATCCAATATGAAACTAATTGCTCATAGAGGTAATCTTGATGGATCTGAATCTTGGTTAGAAAATAAACCAGAACAAATTGACAGATGTATAAATTTGGGATATGATGTAGAAGTTGATGTAAGATATGATCCTCTAACTCAAGTATTTTGGTTGGGACATGATGAACCACAATCTAAAATTAGTTGGAAGTGGATGGCAAATCGTCACAAACATTTGTGGATTCACTGTAAAGATATTACAACACTGTATGAATTTACAAAATATAAACATGCAGGATATCAATACTTCTGGCATCAAGAAGATGATTTTGCTCTTACAAGCAACAATTATATTTGGACTTATCCTGGTAAACCATACACACCAAACACCATTATGGTAATGCCTGAAAAAAATATGGATTTAGAAAAACTTAAAAGTTTAAAAACATATAATTGCTATGGTGTTTGTACAGATTACGTATCGAGGTTGTAATGTCTTCTACTCTTGTTCCTGCAATGAAAAAAATTGTAGACTATTCAAAAATAAATGTCATAGATGTTGGAGCAGCTAGAGCATCTTTTCTTGTAGAGTTGGATCAACTTGTTAATTTAGAAAAAGTTTTTGCGATTGGAATTGATCCAAATGATCATGGAGTTTCTGATCATTATGATAAATTTTTCCAAGCTTGTGTTGATAATGTAGATTCTGCAACGGAAATGGATTTTCATCCTAATATGATTGATGATCAAGCAGGTTCTTTGTGTTCTCCAATAGATAAAAATAAAAATAAATTTGGAGAAGTTGTAAAAGTAAAAGTATTAAATTTGAATGATATCATAAAAGAAGAGATACCATCAGATGAAGTTATACATTTTTTAAAAATAGATGCAGAAGGAAAAGATTTAGATATTATCAAGTCTCTTGAAACTTCTACATTACAGAGAATAAAATATATTGCTATGGAATGTCCAATGACAAAAATTAGGTTAAAAGGTGAATCTACTAAACAAGAATCTATTAAATATATGAATTCAATTAATTTTGATTTGTTTTTTAGTTATGATACTGATAATGGAAGTGATATAAGTGATGTTGTTTTTATAAATCAAAAAGAATTATGAAAATTGCATTATGTTTATCTGGACAACCTAGAGTTGTTGATGTTGGGTATCATAAATTAAAACAATCTATACTTCATAATGATAATGTTGATGTTTTTATTCATACTTGGTTTGATCCAAACAATTTGAGTACAAACTCTGTTATTCCTGGTAGAGAAAGTCATTCATTAGATCCGTCGGCAATTGAAAAACTTAAAGAATATTATCAACCTAAAAAACTCTTAGTTGAGAAACCTAAACATTGGAAACGTAACTATGGATTTCCTGATAAATGTTTTACTGATGCATGGACTTGGGCTTTAGAAGTAAATGGTGGATTAGATATAGCTAAAGATTACATCATTAATATTACACATAGTATGTTCTATAGTATGATGATGGCAAACTTAATTAAAGAACAATATTCTGTTGAAAATGGAGTTGAGTATGATTTAGTCATAAGAAATCGTATTGATTACTCCCCACACGTAGTTTTGAATTTGAATAATGCCAAGATTGGAGATGATGTATTAGTTTATCAAGATTTAAATCAACCACATGGAATGATTAGTGATTGGTTTGGGATGGGAACTACTAATACTATGAATGTTTTCTGTGGAGTATATAATCATATTGGTCAATTGATCAAACAATCAACTGAGATTGATGGATTTTGGTGTAATGAATTACTGTTAAAACATCATATAGATAATAATAATATAAAAAGAAATCCTGTTGATTATCAGGTTCATTATTAATGAAAGTAGTATTTGCAAAAGCACCTCTTAGAATGGCATTGTCTGGTGGAGGGACAGATCTTGAACCTTATTGGAGAAAGTATGGTGGAGTTGTTCTTAACGCTACAATAGATCAATACGCATACTGTAAAATAGAACCTTCAAAAAAATGGATATTTAAAAGTGTTGATTTAGGAATGAGGGAAGAAAAGGATGATATTGATTCTAATTATTCAACAGGTTCTTTGAAACTTTTAATTAATACTTATCAATACTTGACTAAAAATTCAAATAGAGATCCTGTTAAAATTACTACTTATGTTGAAGCACCACCTGGTAGTGGTTTAGGAAGTTCAAGTGCTCTTGTTGTTTCATTAGTTGCTGCTATAACTGAATATTATAATATTCCTATGGGTGAATATGATATAGCAGAGGCATCTGTAGAAATAGAAAGAAAAATTTGTGATCTTCCTGGTGGTAAACAAGATCAATTTGCTGCTGCATTTGGAGGATTTAATTTTATTGAATTTTTAAGAGATGGTAGATCTATTGTTAATCCTTTAAGATTAAATTATAAACATCAAAATATGATGGAATTGAATACTGTTCTTTATTATGTTGGTAAACCTCGTTCTGATTCAAGAGTCATCGAAGGAACTCAAAAAAAATTACTAGTAGATGATGTTGTAACAAATGCGACTCATAAAATTAAACAAGCATGTATAGAATATAAAAATTGTTTGTTGACAGGAAACTTTGGAAGAATATCAGAATTAATGCAAACGTATTGGGAGATGAAATTAAAAACTAATCCGAATGTATCATCACCAGAAATATTAGATGCGTATAATTACTCCTTGCAAAATGGTGCCACAGGTGCTAAAATATCAGGAGCAGGTGGTGGTGGACACATGGTTCTTTTTACTAAATTTGAAGAGAGGCATAAATTAATTAGTGCATTGAAGAAAAAACAAGGAAGGGTTGTTCCATTTAAATTTGTCAAACACGGAGTAGATGTATGGAGACAATAGAAATACATCCTAAAGGTTGGGGATATGAGAAATGGATTGTAAACTCTTCAAAGTATTGTGGTAAGTTACTGTTTTTTAACAAGGGTAAGAAATGTTCTTGGCACTATCATAAGATAAAAGATGAAACTTTCTATTTACAGAAAGGAAAACTATTAGTTAAATACTCTGATGAAGATGATCTTGAAACTTCAAAAAAAACTATATTAATGCAAGGTGATAAATTTCATGTATATAAAGGATTAAGACATCAAATGTTAGCTTTAGAGGATTCTGAATTATTTGAATTTTCAACACAACATTTTGAAGATGATAGTTATAGAATTATTAGAGGTGATTGAGTGTTAAAAATTATTGGAGCAAAAGGTAACATTGGAAGGAGATTATTAGAAAAATCATCTGATGAAGTTGAAGTAATAACAACACGTTTAGATAAAAAACTTGACTACGATTTTCAATCTTTAACTGATAGAGATACAATAGCATTTTGTGCTGCTATATCTGAACCAACTGTCTGTGCTAATGATCCCGAATTAGCAATAATGGTTAACGTTGAAAGGACAATAGAGTTTATAGAGAAATCAATACAGTATGGTGCAAGAGTTATTTTTATGTCAAGTGATGCTGTGATTAACAATGTCGGCATATATGCACGTATGAAATTTGAAGTAGAAAAATATTTTATAGGTAATGCTAATGTCAAGATTTTAAGATCTTCTTACAATTTCTTTAAACAGGATAGATTTACTTCTTATCTTGAGAAATGTGCATCAAATAATGAGGTGGCAGAGGTGTTCTCACCCTTTGAGAGATTTGTAATACATAGAGATGATACAGTAGATGCTATTTTAAGTTTATCTAAAAATTGGATTGGTTCACAGATAATTAATTGTGGAGGACTTGAAAATGTTTGTCGGAAAACATTTGCTCAAGTTTTGAAAGAAGAAGTATTTCCTAACTTGAAAATAAAAGTTGTCAAACCACCAGAAAGTTTTTATAAGAATAGACCTAGTTCTATTGCAATGGTGTCTACCGAACTCTCTAGTATTTTGGGAAGACCTCAGAGAAGTTTAAGAGAAGCAATTCGTATGGAGTTTAAATGAAAACTATTTTAATTACAGGAATCACTGGTCAAGTAGGTTCTCAGTTAGCAGATTATATTCTTGATAATACTGATTATAATGTAGTTGGTATGATGAGATGGCAAGAATCATTGGATAATATCTACCATCTTAGTAATCGTATTAATAAAAAAGATCGTATATCTCTTTTCTATGCAGACTTAAATGATTCTGGATCTGTCAGGAACATGATAGAAAGTGTGAGACCTGATTACATTTCTCATTTAGCAGCACAATCATATCCTAAAACATCATTTGATATACCAATAGAAACATTACAAACTAATATCATTGGAACTGCTAATCTTCTTGAAGCTATTCGTCAGACATCTGATTATGATCCTGTAGTTCATGTTTGTTCTTCTTCCGAAGTATATGGTAAAGCACCAACTGGTGTCATACTCTCTGAAGAAACACCTATGCACGGAGCAAGTCCATATAGTATTAGTAAAATTGGAACTGATTATCTTGGTAGATTCTATGGAGAAGCATATGGTATAAAAACATTTATGACTAGAATGGGAACTCATACAGGACCTAGAAGAAGTGATGTGTTTTTTGAAAGCACTGTAGCAAAACAAATTGCACTGATTGAAAATGGATATCAAAATCCAGAGATATATGTTGGCAATCTTTTGAGCACTCGAACCTTTCAAGATGCAAGAGATGCAGTCAGAGCATACTACTTGTTATTAGAGGCTAGTGCTCAAGGTAAAATTAAACATGGAGATTACTTCAACATTGCTGGAGAAGAAACATTCAACTTGAAAGAAGTGGTTGATATACTAATTGGTTTTAGCACTGTCCATAACATAAAAGTTGTGACTGATGTAAATCGTTTGAGACCAATAGACGCAGACTATCAAATGTTCGATAACACAAAAATTAGAAGTGTCATAGATTGGAAACCAGAGATTCCTACAAAGACTATGTTCTTAGACCTTCTAAATCATTGGAGAGATGAAATTAAGATGGGGAAAGTACCATTGAATCGTTGACTATTTCTTCAATTTGTTCTATAATATAAAAAAAGCACTAACTATGGATAAGAGTAATAAAGTTATTATTTGGGGACACAAGCATTATACTGATACTGCTTCATATTTTTTAGTGTGTGTATACCGAACATTTGAGAAGTTGGGATATGATGTTTATTGGTTTGATGATTATGATTATCCAGACACTAGAGAATTTAATTATGAGAATTCAGTTTTCTTTATTGACAATCAATCTGGAAAGGATGTTAATTGTCCAGTGATTGCAAGTGGAATTTATATTTCTTGGGATAGATTCCGTACTCTAGACAAGTATCTTGGAAATGTAAAACGTCTCATCAATATGAGAGTTCCTGAGTTTAAACGTCCGAACCCTGATGGTGTTCGTTTTATAGAGGCAGATAAAGGAGTCATTTATGATAAAACTCCAGAGGTTCCTTATGAAGTAATGTACTTTTCCTTGGCAACTAACATTTGGCCTGAGGAAATGGAGATTGAAGATATTGATATTACAAGAAATAATGAATATAATTTTATAGGAACTATTCATGCACCAAGACCTAATGTAGATCCTTTACATCAACAGTTTATTGAGATTGTAAAAGATAATGGTATACCTTTTAATCATTATGATGCAGAGAAAGTTCACGTACCATCAGGTGACAAAGCAGTTGATGAAGATACTAATATTAAATTAATGCAAAAGTCTTTCTTTGTTCCTGATTTCAGACCACAAGAACAAAAAGATACTCTATACGTATCATGTAGAGTTATGAAAGCAATTAGTTATGGTTGTCCTGTTGTATGTGATGCACCTTATGTGAAAGATTTCATTGATAAGGAAGTATTATGTGCTGAAACTGCACAAGAAATTTTTGATCTTGGGGTGAAATATCAATATGATAAAGAAAGAATACGTCATCTATGGGAGGTTGTTAAAAGAGATCATACTTATATGAATCGTTGTAATGGAATATTGAAAATAATAGATGGAGTATAATATATGATTTTTATTACAGGAGCAGCAGGTTTCATTGGCAGTAACTTTGCTCACTATCTTGCACAAAAAGGTTTTGAAGATGTAGTTATCTTGGATAAGTTAACTTATGCAGGAGATATGGATAACTTATATGACTTAAAGTTTCCTGTTAAGGGTGTGGATATAGCAGATGAGTATCGTTTGTTTGAATTATTCTCACAATACAAACCAAAATACATATTTCATTTTGCTGCAGAGAGTCATGTAGATAATTCAATCAAAGATGTTAATCCTTTTCTATACACTAACGTCATAGGAACAGTTAATCTTCTCAATCTTTCAGTCAAGTATGGGGTAGAAAAATTTCATCACATATCTACAGACGAAGTGTATGGTACTCTAGATTATAATGATCCTCCATTTACTGAAACCACTGCCTATGATCCTCAAAATCCATATTCAGCATCTAAAGCATCGAGTGATCATTTTGTAACAGCATTTCATAATACATATGATTTACCTGTGGTTATTACTAATTGTTCTAATAACTATGGTCCTAGACAGCATAGAGAAAAATTAATTCCTAAAACAATTACTAATATCTTACACGGTAAAAAAATACCTGTGTATGGTAGAGGTCAGAACATTAGAGATTGGATTTATGTGGAGGATCATTGTAAAGGAATATTAGATGTATTTTATGGTGGTAAAGTTGGAGAGAAATATAATATTGGTGGTGAGTGTGAAATTAAAAATATAGATTTAGTTAAAACTATCATCAAAGTTATGGGTGCCAGTGAAGATTTAATAGAGTATGTTGATGATAGACCAGGTCATGACTTGCGGTATGCTATTGATAATGCTAAAATTAGGAGTGACTTAAATTTTTATCCAGAACATACTCTGGAAGAAGGATTGAAAAAAACTATAGCTTGGTACAACTATGATAGGATTTAATTATCTTGGTAAGATGGGACAACTTGGAAATCAAATGTTCCAATATGCAGCACTACGTGGGATTGCTAAGAATAGAAATTTGGATTTTTGTATTCCTTATCATAATGAAGTCTTTAATGACTCTCTTGGAAACAAATTGAGAATTGAATTGTTTGAACCTTTTGTATTAAAGAGTTTAAAGCAATCTAATATAGGAGTTATACAAAATGATAATCCAAGAACCGAAGGACAATTTAATTTTAACGAAACATTATTTAATAACTGTCCAGACAATGTATCTTTACATGGATATTTTCAAACAGAAAAATATTTTAAGAATATAGAGGAAGAAATTCGTGAAGATTTTTCATTTAAAAATGAGATTGCTATTCCCTGTAAACATATGATGAGTACATTTGATACACCAATAGCACTTCACATTAGAAGAGGAGATTTTTTAATAAACTCTGGTAATCATTACAACTTAGATTTTGATTATTATGAATCTTGTCTAGATAAATTTGATAAAGATCGTAATGTTATCATCTTTTCAGATGATACACAATGGTGTAAAGAACAAGAAATATTTTCCGATGATAGATTCCTTGTAGCAGAGGGTAATGATAGTTATACAGATCTTTGTTTAATGAGTTTATGTTCTGATTTTATTATTGCAAACAGCACTTTTTCATGGTGGGGTGCTTGGTTATCAAAGTCTTTAAATAAAAAGGTATATGCACCTAAAAAATGGTTTGGTGTTAATAATAAACATCTAGATACTTCTGATCTAATGCCTGATGGATGGATAATAATTTAATG